ACTGGACCTCTCACGGCTCCGACGGATTCCGGTACTTCGCTGTCGCGAAGAGCGCCAGGAAGCCGGCCACCAAAATCAGAATGGGATTTGCACGCTGATGAGCGACGTCACTTTCACTCGCCCGGAGTACGACGCGGCGAAAAACCGCTGGCGCTTGGTGCGCGACGTCTGCAAAGGCTCGGAAACCATCAAGGCCGCAGGTGATCTCTATTTGCCGCGGCCAAACGCTGCCGACACCAGCCAGGACAACAGGGAACGCTACCACGCTTACAAGAAGCGGGCGGTGTTCTACAACGCCACCGGCCGTACGAAACACAGCTTGGTCGGTGCGGTGTTCCGCACTTGGCCAACCCTTACGGTCCCGTCTGCGCTAGATTACGTGGCGAAGAACATCGACGGGCAGGGCGTGAGCGTTTACCAGCAATCCCAGTCGGTGATTGGGAATGTGCTTGAAGTGGGGCGTCACGGGCTGCTGGTGGATTACGCCGCGGTCGAGGCGGGCACTGTCAGCAAGGCCGACGAGCTTTCCGGCCGCGCCCGGGCGAATATTGCCAGCTACACCGCCGAGTCGATAATCAACTGGAAGACTCGCCAAGTCGGCGGCCAGTACCTGCTGAGCCTTGTCGTGCTGCGCGAAACGGTCGACGTCGATACGGACGACGGTTTCGGCAGCGAGAAGGTCGTTCAATACCGTGTGTTGCGCCTCGATTTCTCTGGACAGTACACGCAGGAAGTCTGGGAAGAGGGGCAAAGCGCTACGACTCAGAAAGTCGCACCATTCACACCATTGAATGGTCTGGGCCGACCTTGGCAGGTGATCCCGTTCCAGTTCGTTGGCAGCGAAAACAACGACACCAGCATCGACGATTCACCGCTGTACGACATGGCTGAGATCAACATCGGCCATTACCGGAACAGCGCAGACTACGAAGAGGCGGCCTACCTGGTTGGGCAGCCTCAGCCATGGATGTCCGGCCTGAGCGATCAGTGGCGCGACCATCTGGAGGCAGAAGGCATCTACCTCGGCTCCCGAGCGCCTTGGCTGCTCCCTCAAGGCGGAGCATGCGGAATGATGCAGGCCCAGCCGAACGCCGTCGCCAAGGAGGCCATGGAATCGAAGAAGCAGGACATGGTGTCGCTTGGCGCGCGGCTCATTGAGCGTGGTAGCGCAGTGAAGACCGCCACCCAGGCCGACAACGACAGCGCCGCCGAACACAGCGTCCTGTCATTGGTGGTCAGCAACGTCAGCGAAGCCTACAGCCAGTGCCTTGAGTGGATGGCTGAGTTCGTGAATGCCTCCGGCGAAGTGGTCTACAAGCTCAACCAAGATTTCAGCCAGATCACTCTGGACGCGACGATCCTGGCTGCACTGTTCAATGCAGTGCAGGGCGGCAAGCTGCCTGAAGGCGACTTCTGGCAGTACCTGCGCGATCGAGGCGTGATCAATCCGGAAAAAACGGACGACGAAATCCGGGACGAACTCGAAGCGCAGAGTGCCGGGCCAGCCCTAGATGACGAAGAGGTGATTCCGAATGTCGGTAAACCAGGCAATCCTTGATGCCACGATCCGGCACGCCGTCTTCCTCGAGCAACTGAAGTCGGGGGAGGTTGCGAAGTTCGCGCCTTTCCTCAAGGAGATCGACCGATCGATACGCGAGCGGCTGACCCGTGCGGACCTGACGGATTACACCGTGGTCCGCCTGGAGCGGCTGCTGAGCGAAGTCGACACCCTGCTACTGGGCATCTTCGACCGGTACAGCGAAAAGCTGAACCTCGACCTGGTGGATATCGCCAATTACGAGGCCGAGTTTGAAGCAACCAGCCTGACCCGCGCAGCACCGGTTGGCGTTTCGTTCGACGCGGCTGTGCCAGGTGCTGCGGCAATCAGGGCGGCAATCCTCACGAACCCGCTTAGCTTGCGCGGCGCGGACGGCGGCAAGCTGCTCAAGTCGTTCATTGATGGCTTCACCGCCACCGAGCGACAACGCCTCACAGGCGCGATTCGGCAGGGCTTCTTCGAAGGCCAGACCAACTTCCAGATCATCAAGAACATTCGCGGCACGAAGGCACTGAAGTACAACGACGGAATCCTGGCCACGACCAACCGCAACGCCGGCGCTATCGTGCGGACTGCAGTGCAGCACGTCGCCACCCAGGCGCGCATGGAAACGCTGAAAGCGAACTCCGATGTTGTGCCGTCGGTGGAGTGGGTCAGTACGTTGGATTCGAAGACAACCAGTCAGTGTCGGACGCTGGATAAGCGCCGGTTCAAGCTGACTGAGGGACCGAGGCCACCGATCCACATCAACTGCCGATCGACTGTGGTGGCGGTGACGCGCTTTAGTGTCCTGTTTGCCGAGGGAGCTACGCGGGCCTCGATCGGTGATGCTGGCGCGCAGCAGGTTAGGGCTGACCTCAGCTATTACGACTGGCTACAGCAGCAGCCGGCAGCGTTCCAAGACAAGGCCATAGGCCCGGTTCGAGCAAAGCTGTTTCGCGAAGGCGGTCTGAGCGTCGAACGCTTCGCCGAGCTGCAGCTTGATCGAAATTTTTCACCTCTGACCCTCGTGCAGATGAAGGCTCTTGAGCCCCTGGCATTCGAGCGGGCGGGGTTAAGGCTCTGAGCATTTCGAGCGCTCAACTTCAAACGAGCGCATGTATTTGATGTAGTTGTCGCTCCATCCGCTAAATGAAACTTGGGCGGCACCAATGGCCTTCTCCATATCCTCGTCAGTATGAGCTGCGAGGCCAAGTTGCACTGTCATCGCGATTTTCAATGCGACTAAGTTGAGTTCGACTGGCGCATAGGCAGTTAGGGCGAAGGCTGATTTCATAACTTGTTTGCCTGGCTCTCTCGGGATCTCATTAGAACCTGCGAAGGAACCTAAAAAGTTGCCCATGTCGCCAAGTAAGTCCTCTGCCTTCTTCCGAGTGATCATTTCCCTTTCGTCCACACGCTTTATGCAGCTTTCGATTCGATTCAATTTTGCTGAGGACACAAGAGCGTATGCCCCGAACCCGGCAGCGACCAGTGTTGCGAAAGCGGTGATCGCCGCTACGTGCAAGCCATTCGAAGTAGTGGCGGTGTTTCTGTTCTCGTCGGTCGTTGCATTACGTTTCGTGCGGTTCGGAAGACGCATTCCACAACTTCTTTTTTGATTCGGGCCGATAACTCTACCCGGATTTTTACTCCGCAGGCAGGGCCTGCCCCCACGTCTCTGGGAGACAACCAATGCTGAAATTCCAACTGGATACCCTGGATGGGGTAGATGAAGCCGTGCGCGCTCTTTACACCGAGAAGGACGGCAAGTTCGTACTCGGCATTGAAGGTCTGCCGCAGCAAGAAGATGTATCCGGCCTTAAAGCCAAGGTTGATGAACTGCTCGGCGAGAAGAAAGCCGCCGAGAAGAAGGCGCGCGAAGCCGAAGAGGCTGCACGCCTGGAGCGGGAAGAAGCCGCTCGCAAGTCCGGCAACGTCGAAGAGCTCGAGCGTTCCTGGACAGAAAAATTCACTCGCCGCGAAGCTGAGCTGACCGGCACGCTGGAACAGGAGCGGGCAACGCTGAGCGGGCAGATCCGGGATCTGACTGTTGGCCGTACCGCTACTGACATCGCCTCTGCACTGGCAGTGCAAGGCAGCGCAAAAGCCCTGTTGCCGCACATCGAACGCCGTCTGAGCGTCGAGCAGCGCGACGGGAAGCCTGTTGTGGTCGTCCTCGACGCACAGGGCAAGCTCTCGGCGGCAACGCTGGACGAGCTGAAAGCAGAAATCGCGAATGACGCGGCGTTCGCGCCGCTGATCGCGGGCAGTAAAGCATCGGGCGGCGGGGCCGGCGGTGCAGGTGGTGGGGGCGGGGCCCCGAAAGGAAAAATCGGCGGTACCAAAGAGGAACGGACGGCTGCGATCGCAAGCCGGTTCCCAGATCTCCCTCAATCGTAAGGAAATAACTCATGTCCCTGTCGCAAATGCAGGTCTTCAACCAGTACATCATGCCTGCGACTCTCGAGACGCTGGATCAGTACCTGGCCGCTTTCAATGCTGCGAGTCGCGGCGCTATCGTGCTGTCCCCGGACGGCTTCACTGGCGACTTTCTCCAAGAGTCGTTCTTCCAGACCCTGGCTGCAGCTCAGCGCCGCGTGGACCGCTACAGCGCCAACGCAGCAGTTGCTGCGACCGACCTGACCGAGCTGAAGAACACTTCGGTGAAGGTCGCCGGCGGCTTCGGCCCGATCCGCTATGAGCCATCGCAGATGACCTGGCTGGAGCGCCCGACCGCGCAAGGTATCGAAGTCGCGAGCCGCGCGTTCGCTGAAATCCTGCTGAAGGATCAGTTGAACACTGCAATCGCGGCGCTGGTGGCAGCGATTACCGCCCAAGCGGCAGCAGTCAACGATGTGTCGGCTACCGCAGGTATCAGCTACGCCGGCCTGAACAACGCGCATGCGAAGTTCGGCGACGCCAGTCAGAACTTGGTCACCCAAGTGATGCAGGGCACCAGCTACCACAAGTTGGTCGGCCAGAACCTGGCGAATCAGCAGCAGCTGTTCCAGGCAGGCAACGTTCGAGTGGTGGACATCCTCGGCAAGATCTCCGTTGTGACGGATGCTCCGGCGCTGATGCAGGCCGGCACTCCGAACAAAGAAATCATCCTGTCTCTGGTGCAGGGTGCTGCGTTGGTGCACGACGGTCGCGACATCATCAGCAACGTCCAGACCACCAACGGCAAGGAGCGCATCGAAACCACGCTTCAGACCGACTACACCTTCGGCCTGGGTCTGAAGGGCTACACCTGGGATACCACCACCGGCGGCAAGTCTCCAACCGACGCTGAGCTAGCGACCGGCACCAACTGGGACAAGACCGCTACCAGCATCAAGCACACCGCCGGTGTGGCTCTGATCGGTGACGCCTCCAAGTAACCCCGCGATGTCCAAGCCGGGACGTGTGCCCGGCTTGGCGGAGATGCAATCATGAGCAACAAAATTTGGTATCTGCCCGGACCGCTTCACCAGTACCGGGAAGACGTGAAGGCGCTGGCGAAGGAACACGGCCTGCGGATCATCGACGCGAGCATCACCGAAAATCGCGATGGTGAGGCCGATGATGTGCCGGAGGTGACGGTGCGGCAGGTCGAGTCGGCGCCGGTGTTGCTGATCGCCGATAGTGGTGATCACGCTGCGCTGCAGGAGTTGATCGACAAGTTGAATGCGGAGCGTGACGGCATCGTGTTGTTAATCGACGCCGCTGAAGGCCTGTCCGATCTGGAACACCCTGGCGCCGGCGAACTGCCAATCCGCTTGTTCAATACGCTGAAAGCGATTCACGAGGGTTTCGAAACCCTCACGGGTGAACGTGACAACTTGGCGGGTGAGGTTGAATCACTCCGCGCTGAAGTCGTACGTCTCAAGGCAGCAGCCGAGCCGGTCGACAATGCCGAGAAGATCGCGAACCTCAAAGCGCAACTCGACGCCGCCAACGTGACGTATCGGGCGAATGCCTCGGTAGAATCGCTCGAAAAGGCAGTTGCTGACCTGCAGCAGGCGTAATAACCCGGGTGCCCGGTAACGTGGCACTCGATCCAGAACACCACAGCGAGCTGATTCATGACTCTCATCATCGAGGACGGTACCGGCAAGCCTGACGCCGAAAGCTACGCATCCGCCGAAGACCTGGCCATGTACGCCGTGAAGTTCGGCGTGGTCATACCGGCGGAGGTGCCAGCACAGGAAGCGCTGCTACGTCGTGCCGCCCTGGCAATGGACGGCATGACGTGGAAGGGGCGAAAGTCCAACAGCGAACAGGCTCTGTCCTGGCCGCGCCGCGGTGTCGAGTTGGATTACGAGATCAAGCCCGACAACTACCTGCCAGCGCGCATTCAGTACGGGCAGATGGCCTTGGCCGCTGAAATCCATCAGGACGATATCGATCCGGTGGAGAAGCGCAAAGGAGCTGTGCTGCTGGATCGTGTTGAGGGGGCAGTGACGCGGCAGTACGCGGCCATCCCTAACACCAGCAATCGACTGCTGCCGGCGGCGCCGGATCGGCCGAGCGCAACGCAGTTTGCTGATTACCTACAGAAGCGCGGTCTGTTCGCCGTGCGCGCATAGCTGAAACGGAGCCACCATGGCCTTCTACGACGAAATGGCCGTGATGGCTCTGGAGATGATCACAGAGTTTGGCCAGCCCGTGACCATCAGCAACACCGAACCGGGTGAGTACGACCCTGAGACCGGTGGCGACACGCCGGGCTCCACAATCGAGCAGACCGCCCAAGGCATCCTGCTCGACTTCACCGGTCAGGAGTTCCAGAACAACAGCCTCATCAAGCAGGGCGACAAGAAGCTGAAGATCGCCGCGCAAGGTTTGGCCTGGGTGCCGGGCCTGCTCGACAAGGTGGTCGCCCAGGGCCGTACATGGGCAATTGTCCCGCCGTTGAAAGAGGTCAAACCAGCCGGCACGCCGATACTGTATGAACTGCAGGTGCGGTCATGAGCCGAGCGGGCGCCGGGCAGTCCGGCAGCTTCGCCCTGAGCCTGGCTGAATTCGCCTCACAGATCAGCGAAGCCATCGACGCGAGCGTGCGCGAGATCATCATTGAGCTGGGTAGCAGCCTGATCCGCATGTCTCCCGTGGGTAATCCCGAGATCTGGGCGGCGAACGTCGCTCACCGGCAGGCGAATACCAGGGCGGCCGACGACTACGACTTCAAGGTGGCCGTCCGGAACACGCTCATCAACCTGGACGAAGGCAATTTCACCAATGCCGGGAAGCTGAAGCGGGGCGTGAAGTACGCCAAACCTCTGACCAAGACTGAGCGCGACCAGAACTTCAACGTGAACGGCTTGGTCGCCGGCAAGGACTACGTCGGGGGCCGCTTCCGGGCGAACTGGCACCTGTCCATCGGCGTGGTTGAGAACGTCACCTTTCACGAGGTTGATCCGAGCGGCACCGAGACCATCGCGGCTTTGGTCGCCGCCATCAGCGATTTCACCGCCGGCCAGATGGTCTACCTCATCAACAACTTGCCCTACGCGATCCCGCTGGAGTTCGGCCATTCCAAACAGGCCCCGAGCGGCATGGTCCGGGTCACCGTGGCTCGCTTCCAGCAGATCGTGCAGGAGGCCATCAGGAACAATCAG